TGAAGTTTTTGCCATAAATTATTTAATTGGTACATATCTGGCCAAGCTATCAGCTCTTACATTTGATAGTATTGATCCTGGATTATAAAATTGATTATACATTATTGGCTTAGGTGTAAGATTAAATAAATCACCATTATATTGATTTGATAATCCACCACCAAAATCCCATGTTCCTTTTGCTAAATCAACATTGTTTGCACCAAGTGTGGCAAGGTTTGATGCATTACTTCCGGCTGAACCTAATGTACCGGCTGCTTGAGCTGCTTTATCTGCACCACCCCACCAACCAGCACCAGCTCCAAGACCAGCGATTGCACCACCCATTGATAACAAGTCTCCAATGTTTTTAAGTTGATCGCCCTTATGTGATGCTGCTTCTACTTCATATGGAAGTATACCGGCTGACCCTTGCATAAAATTACCAATCGTACCTTGGTTCTGCATTTGGCGAGCATTGTATAATGCATTGCCTAATTGAACATCTCCAAAACCTTGTAATGCAGCTTTAGCAGCACCTTGCTGATTAGCAAAACCTTGAGCCTGAGAATTACGTGCAGAAGACTCTGAATTTAATACACGATTAGCATTTTGATTACCTGCAAAATTTTTACCTGTAGCTTCTATAGGATTATGAGCTTGTGCTGATGCAGCTTCATATGCTGCTTTTCTATTAGCTTCAGCACCGGCCTGTGCATTGGCCTGATCTTGTGGATTAGCATGTGCAAGGCTTTCACTAAATGCGGATTGAGATTGATCTTGAAAACCTCTTTGACGCGTACGTTCAGCTTGTTGCGCGCCTTGCATTGCACTTCTTGCCCTAGCTTGACCTGCTGCTTGAGCTGCAGATCCGGCTACGGTTGCTACTATTGATGCTGTTACTGCGTCGCACATATTATGAAATTACTTTATTACCTGATGTATTAGGGCCACCATATCCAAAATATTGTTTATAAGCGCCTACACCAGGGCCATTGCTATAATACCCTGCTTGTGCTGCATTACCTAATACAGATGTGGTATTAGCAAATAGATTACCGAGTGGTGAAAAAGCTGGTTGCATTGCAAGTGAAGCTGCTTGCCGTTCAGCACCTGATGCTGCTAGTGATGGATTACTTGTAGCTTGTAATTGATTTATAAGACTATTGCGATTTTCTTCAACTTGTTGACGAGCCTTTTGTTGTTCAGCAATAGATTGATCTGCAATTTGTTGATGAGCAAAAGCATTATCTGATTGAAGAATACCACCTTGTCTAGCTTGCTCGCTTGAATTTGTATTTCCGTTACGTGCTAACGAATAAGCAAGATTGTTGCTCATTTGTTTATATTGATTGTTTAATTGAGGAGTAGCATAATTTTGATATGCCTGACCGCGTTGATTATAAAAATTATTATCAAATTTATCAAATGTGTTATTAACACTTGAAACACCTTGTTTAATTCTATCCTGACGTGCTTGTTCATCTGCGCGAGCTTGAGCAGCACCACCATCACCAGGACTTCCAAAACACATTATTGAATCATCTTAGCAGACCCATTAGCCTGCGAAGATCCTCCAAATAATACTGATGGATTGTTTTTGTTTTGATAATTCATTTTGTTAAAATTATCGTTTTTAATGCTAAATTTATCTGGATCTAATTGCATCATTAAATCATGTGTTGGTACTGCTGTTTTAGGTACACCAACATACTGACCCTGGTAATTATTTGTATTAGCAAAGTTATGAACTGAGCCGGGCGTACCTAGTTGATTTGAATTACCATAACACATGTCTAACTGAATTGTGTGTTTGTTATTGGTTTTGTCCAGCAATACAAAACAAATGACTCTCCATTCTTTCCGTAATTATCTACTTCCGACTCCTTGTAGGCACCGAGTGACTCTAGCCATTTATGAGCCGTGTAATGCGTAGCAAGGCTTCGACATTCAAGCCGGTGATAGCCTGCATACTCTAGTCCAGGAAAGAATACGCGTTTTGCAAACCGATGTGTAGATAAAGATATTTCGTCAAATCGATCAGTAGCAAACATCCATACAGACCATACACCATTCCATAATGGAACAGCACCACCGCATACAACCGGCTCGCCGTCGTCCGCGTGAAGCACATATCCAAAATCTCCTATTCTAAGTACGGCATTACCAAATTCCCATGGATCATCAGACCATTGAGTAGCAAATATTTCCTCCCTGTCCTTTGCCCTCATCTTATGCACTACGTGCTGTACGCCTTCAGGGTAAAGACTAGTTGGCTTCATTTAAGTCAAAATGAGCTATAAGATTTGCTAGTCTTGCATATCCTAAAGTGTTATTAACTAAACGTATTCCTACATGCGTACCTGTTCCTGAAGCCATAACACGTCCAAGACTAAACGTAGGTTGATTTACTGTAGCAATTAAATCGCGCGCCGATGTAGCTAATGGATCCATACCAATATATACCTGCCAATACCCTTCGCACGTCATATCAATACCATTCAATGTTTTCATATGAGCCGGTTTACCTCCGTCTAGGTATGGTAGTACTACCTCTACATTACAATCATCATACTCTGTACCACTATCTCCACCATATAAATAAATAGTTTCAATATTAGGATCTGTTCCATCAGTACCGCGTTTAGGTCTTACATATACTCTACCGTCTTTAGTAGTAAAATGTTCTGGTTCAAAACCTGGTTGATAAGTAGACCAAGCTGCTACTTGGCTTCCTGGGAAATAAGAATATACATAAATCTTAGAACCAATGGCTAACCAATAACGTCCGTCGATTGGCTCAATGATACAAGGACATTTAGTTTTTTCATCATCATTAAGAGCTGATAAATCTGTTAAAATTAAATTATCTACAGGCGTACCTACATCGTTTATAATAGCAGCATTAGATGCATCTCTCGCGCGTATCGAACGTACGCCAGAGTCTGAAAGATAGAATATATCAATTTCACCGATTGATATAATACTCTTAGCACCTATAGCACCTGTGTTAGATAAAACTTGTCCTTGTACGTTGTTGGCAGGGTCTGGATCAATAGTCCATATTTGAACAGTACGACGAGCAAATGCAGCCAATTTTCCTTGATACAATGCTAGTCCTGTAAGAGATTCATTGCCCCCACTATTGTTTGAAAGATTAATAAAGCCGGCACCTGTTCCATTAAATCCCCATTTAATTGGTTGATTTACTCCAGAAAAGAAAAGTGTAGAACCACTTATTAAATGTTCTTTGGTTTTGAAAGTTAAAGCTGCTAATGGATTTGAAAGACCTACGCGAGTAGAACCAAAGTAAATTGGATTATTAGGGTCTAGTGTTGGAGTTACAGTTATAGTTGCAGTCTTTCCAGGTGTAAATGTACCACCTAAAGTAATTGTATATTTTTTGCTATTAGCAGGTACTGCATCTACACCGCCAGAAAAAGGAGTTATACCTGATGCAACAACATCACCGGAAATAGTTATAACTACTTGATGACCATTCAAAGATTTACCAGATCCAGCCGTACCGGTCATTACTATTTTAGAGTCTGACACAGTTGCATTATATTCTGTCGTAGATGTATATGCGTTAATTTGACTAGCAATAGCGTTCATTGTGTCAGTATTAGAACTATTCCAAAATATAGTTTTACCTAATGCTTCAATGCCATCCACAGTAATTGACCTTATTCCATTTAATATACCATCTGCCAGCATACCATATTTAGCAATATATCTTCCTGAGTTATACGGACTAGGAGTAATTGTTGATGTATCTATGACTTCTCCAATATTTGAATTTACATTTGGATTATTATTAAATTCCAACCAAACTTCTTTGTTATTATATAGTGCAGTAGTATCTACATCATCAAATTTATAAGGTGCATATATTTCAATTCCACCAAGATCATCACCGCTCCTATAACCAGCATTATAATATTTACCGCTAAAACCACTAACTGCTGTATTTTGATTTATATAATAAACTAAAGCCCAAGCAACTTTTTGACCTGGATCATAAGCATCAGAATTAACAGGAGGACTATTCATATCAAAACCAGAACTTACTACTCCGGTTATTTCTACTCCACCACCAGCTACCGTACCACCTACATGTATTCCTGTTATTTTAGAATTATCTAAATGAGCATGTTGCAATGTTCTTATATTTCTAGCTGGCTTAAAAGTACCACCTGTAATAGCAAATGATGCTTGTGCTAGTGTTTCTAATACTGGTGCTACATAAGCTGTATTTACAGCCGTTGTAGCAGTCATTGGTAAATCAATGCTTACAGATAAATCATAATTAATACCCGAAGGACCTGTAATAGTAATAACACTACCTGTAGCTGTAGCTGTATAACCTTCTCCAACGCATGATGCTAAATGAGCAGCAAATCCATCTAGATTAACCATACTAGATCTAGATATACCATTTACAAAGTCATTTACTATTTCACCGTCATAATAAGGATAAACATCACCTGTACCAAACTTAGCAATTACGAATGGCTTACCACCATAAAGCGTTGAATAAATAATTTCATTAACATAATGGTTAATTGTTAGATGACCATCTGGATGGTATAAGCGCTGAAAAGTAATACCGGCTGGTGGTGTATATGTACCAGGGTATGATCCAAATACGTAAATAGTTTCAGATGAGGCTAACATTCCAAATGTTAAACCTGCTGATAATTGAAATTTACTAACAAACTTTTTACGTTTTTCAATCTCACCACCGCGTGAGATATGAGCATTTTTAAGAGTCTGCAATGTTCCAGGCTTTGCAGTTAATGGATGCCGGCGTGTGTCGAGGCCGGCTGAAAAATTCTCGACGACAATATACGACATAAAATTAGTGGCCTACGCGGTTAGACGGAAGGATACGCGCGCCGCGTAGATTCCATTCACGTCCGTGTGGCATGCCACCACCTAAAGTAAACACCTCAGTCTTAAGACCAAGACCTTTTAGTTTAGCGTAATGTGCATTAGCAGAATTAAGTTTAGCCGATGCATCTTCTGATTTTGCACGTGAAAGTAATTCGGCTGCTGCAAACAATACAATTAAATTATCATCAAGCAATGCTACGTCATTGTCTTCAATCAAAGCCGGTAGTTTCTTAATAGCTCTGAAACGAAGCACCATCTCGCTTGAGCTTGGTACAGGCCATACCTCAAATTGATTACCTTCCCAATGTCTCCAGCGACGTACAGGGTCTTGTTTCATTCCCAGATCAGGGTTTGATTGATTGTATTCTGCCGGTGTAATTCCGTAGTCTACCTCGCGCCAGATTTGACCGTAGCGTACATAAGCTGCACGGATACGCATGAAATCAATTTCATTATCAAACGTATAGTAACGCTCGCCATCAATCAATGGCTCGTCTCGTTCGATATATCCAAATTCCCAATCAAAATCGAACCACAAACGTTCCTGCGTACGACGCAATGTTTGTTTGAGATTCGGTAATGTATTAACACCCATCGACACATTTGTCGACGCACCAATCTCAGCACGAAGCTGATCTACTAGTGCGGACAGCTGCGTACCGGTTGCCATTAAGCTTTAGACTTTGATGGCTTTGCTGGTGCTTCAGTTTCAACAGCAATACCAACTTCTGCTAGTGTTGTTGCTAATTTTCCGATTGCACCTGGAAATAGTTTTTCAACTACACCTGGGTTATAAAATTTACTTAAACGCTCGCGTTCAGCTTTCTGAGTTACTTCAGGTTCTGAGTGAGAGTAAGAAACATTTACAATTGAATCTTCACCATGAATTTGTCGTAACACGGCAATCTCAGGTGCTGATACATTTTTAACTACGGTATTGTCTAGCAGGCCGGCTAGTCGGATTTCGGCTTTGGCGTATTCCATATAAACCATCGTGCCTTTCTCTTTTACTATTGCAAGCAAAAGGGGTAGTCTCTGTTAAGAAACTACCCCCCAATAGTGGATAAACTACTGTATTATGCTACTTCGTAAACACCGCAACCGTTGAGCTGGCGGGCAGCTAAGCCACCGGTCCAGGTCATTGCGCGGTAGAGTACGTACTGATCGTGAGGACGAGCAGGGCTGTGGGTCTTCTTGTCTTCGCCATCCATAACGTAAAGATTTACGTTGGAACGGTCAATGAAGTACGCGAAGTTAGTACGGCCAAGGTCATCAAGGGTAGGATCATACATAACATCGCCTACGCCTAAGATAGAAATCTTAGCGATACCGATGTCGGTAGTACCATTCTTAATGAAACCTTGTTGTGTATACAGACCCTTAGACTCGATTTCAGCCTCAAGCTTTTGGATAAATCCAGAGCCGGCGAGGATAAGATCAGGTTTACCACCGAAGCGAGTTAACTGACGAACCTCGTTACGGAGGAACTTCGAGATAACTTGTTGGCCTGATACGTAGGTAAGCTTGCTTTGATAACCATCAACAGGTGATGCAACAGTTCCGACTGCGGAACGATTACGCCATTTAGTTACGGTTGCTCGGTCAATGCCACCAACAGTACCGGTCGTTGGATTGTCAGTAATGAGAGAGAGTAATCCAGGGACGACTTTAGCGTCTTGGGTACCATCTTGCCATAACATCGAATTAAACGATTTAGCCCAACCTTCAGTCATGTCAGCGAGCTTCTGTTCGAGAAGACCGGTAAGGACTGTAAGATCGCGTTCGGAGTGTTTAGATGTGCTGTCACCATTCAAGCTATCGACGACGGACAAGCCATCAATCTTTAGTTCGGTTAGTGTCAGGCTAATACCGGCGTGAATTTCTTTCCATGGGAAAGAAGCGCGCTTGGTGTTAGCAGGGTTAGCGTATGATACGGTGTCGTTTCCGGTGAAGCCGGCTACGGCGGTGGTGTAGTCAAAAACTACAGGCACCGTGATGTTTCCTTTGCCGCCTGGGAAAGTCTTTTGCTTCTTCGTTAATGCGGAGAGCAAAGGCTTTTCTTGGATAGCATTGGCAAAAGCTTCGCCGCGGATGTTGTAATCCAGGGCAGAAGCAGTGATATTATTTAATTCCTGGGTCGTGAAGGCCATAGGTTTTATATTCTAGTTCTTAGGGTTTAGGTGGTTAGGCCGCGCAATACAGCTTCCTTCAAGCTTCTTGGTGCGACGTTTACCGTTGCGGACGACGTGGAACTTCTCACAGGATTTATGCTTGTTCGTCTAGGTGCAATCTTATTTAGCTGTTCCGATATTTGGGAGTAAGCGCGCTCGACGAGCGCGATGGCTTGCTCCGAGGATACAGGCTGTTCAGATGAAATTAGCGAACGTACACGATCTGTAATTAGTGCCTCTTTAGCTGACCAATCGGGGTCCTTAACTTTCATTTGCTGCTCCCAATTCACCACAGCTTGATGCATGCCGGCTTGGCTTTGAATCTGGTGCTGTTGACGAGCATATGCTTGTCGTTGTGCGTAAAGTTCTTTTTCAGCTTTTAAGGCTGCAAGTTCCTTTGCGCTTTCGGCATCTACATATCCTTCTTCAACTTTTTTAGCAATTGATTCTGGCAATGTATCACCAACATAAACATCAAGCTTAGCTTTATATTCGCTGATCTTCTTGTGTGCTTCAGCAGGATTAGTTTTCATTAGGGCCATTATCTGAAACCCTTCTGCAACTTCATTTGCTGTAAGACCATTAGACGACATGAAGTTAGTAATTTTCTCAAACTGTTCTGCCTTAGGTTTTAAGGTATCACGTTCAGAAACTATTTCCTTCCAGCGTGGGTGGTTGTGGAACGGCACTTTCTCAGTCGCATCTGGCTTAGTCTTATCCTTAGCAGTATCGTCCAGACCTGCTTTAGGATTAGTCTCGCTTCCAGATGTTTCGGATTTTCCGTTGCTCTCCGCGTTGGACGATTGCGCGTCAACCGATTTTACTGCGGCGCTTTTAACAGCGTCCAATAATGATTTCGGTTTCTTATTAGCGTCCGTGTCGCCCGCCCCCGACGAACTGGGCGTGCTATTTTTATTAGCGTCGGCATCAGCAGGAACTGATGAAATTGGTTCTGCAGCTGTTGATAACTGCGGTTCGGTGTTAATAACTTCTACCTCGGTAGAAGGTGTTGGATTTTCGGTGGTGTCGGCCATTGGTGTAAATGTATACTAATATGTTATTAAAATCAACTATTATGGAGTTTGCATATTACCGGATCTAACTCCTGATCTTATTTGACTTGGAGTTGGATCAGGTATAGCACCATCAGCGCCAGGGGCTTGTATTGGTGCAGGAGCATTCATATTACCAGCCATACCTTGTTGAGCCGGGTCTGTGGCTGGATCGCCGGTTGCCGGTTGTGTTGGTAATCCTTGTGCAGCATTCTGTGCCACGATAGAAGGTAAAGCGGCGCGGATAGCGTCGGTTGGATCCATACCATCATCAAGACGTTTAAGTACTTCCTTAGCCATCCACTCAGGGCTAATGCCAGGGATTTGAAGAAGGATAGGAGCCACGCGTTCAAAGTTAGAAAGCTCCATAGACTTATTAGGACGACCGCTTGAACCGCCTTCTATTTCAAGATAAAGTTCTTGAGCTAATTCATTAGCAGAAAGTTTTGGCCATACAGCTCCAGGTCCAACAATCTTAGTAACAGTCTGAGGATCCATTTGCTCAAGCAGCACTTGACCGGATGAGCGTGCTAACTCTGTTAAGAAGTCTTCAAGGTCGTCGATGTTAGATGATAGTGAAGACATACGGCTACCTTCGGCTACGGATACTTCCGTTGCAGTTGAAGTACCGGTTCCTCCTAGATTAGCTTCCTGCGAACCAACTACGCGCATCATATCTTCCAGCAACATAGATGTATCGTATAGTGCTGGATCAATCGGTGCGTGTTGAATTGGTTGAAGAATTGCATTAACCGCCTGTCCAGGTGCTAGGTTCTGTAATTGAATTACTGCATTCTCAGGATGGGCCTGAAGATTATTAATATCACTTTCTGATAATGCACCCATGTACGTTGCGTATGCCGGGCGGTTGGCTTTGCGATGTTCGCGTAACGATTGACGCGCGCGATTATACTCGCGTTGAATTGGGGTAAGTAATCGTACGTCTGATAATGGGAAGATGTCCCGGTCAGACTCTACTTCATTAAAAGTTAAAACAAAGAATGGCCAGAAACGTTCAAGCTTAAGGTATGGTTCTTCTGGATCTTTAAGGAAATCTGGGTAGCCGTCGGCTACTGTATAAACCATTCCATCTTTCTTGGAATAAATTTCCCATACAACTGCACGTGCATCTTCTAGGCTGATGTCACCCATGCGATCTTTTTCGCGGAAGTCTATGTACTGCTTACCTAAATCTACTTTATAAATTTCTTTAATCTCGTCTACCGTTAAAATAAATTCTTGTGCTACCCATTCAGCGCCAACAAATCCATTTAACTGACGGCACTTAGTATCTGGAATAATTGAATTAGCTAATGGAAAATCAAATACTAATCCTTCGCGAATAACAATTTCGTCGGCTTGCATTAACTCTTTTAACATTAACTTTAACTGTTCAGCACGCGCGCTATTCTCATCAAACTTTTGATCCTTATTATCTTCAATCAAACGCTGAAGTGTAAGCAGCTGCTCAGTAATATCAGTGATACGAGCCGCATCCTCAGGACGTTTCTCCATCATGCGATGATAATTTAATTTCATGTATCCAACGCCGGTTACGCATACGCGTCGAACCAACTGTTTCATCTGAGATTTAAATACAGGTTGCTGCTCATTGATTTGATGATGAGCAACAATCTCCATCGTATCAGCTAATTTATCCATCATCACACGCTTATCAAAGCCTTGCTTGATGTCTTGCATGGTCTGCATCATTACCGGATCAACAGGCTGTCCGGTTGCTAATGCATTTTGATAAGACATTTGAATTTGCTGAAACGCAGCCATGTCTCCATTCCACAATGAGAAGTCTAAAGTCTTTCGACGCTTTGCTACAAATTTTGGATTCTTTGCATACAATGCAGATACACGTTGAGCTACGTGTCGTTGAATAATATTAGCAACGTACCGATCATCATTCTCGGTTTGACCGGGCCATTGCTTGCCCATGTAAAAATCCATATCCTCACGCATACGACCCAATGGACCTTTCCAATGTTTCTTTGCACGAATGACTTTATCTTGCCATTCCTTTACGAGCGACGCGCGTGCCTGCTCAGGCTGAGGCGCGTCTCGTACAATACCAGGCTTTGCATTTTCTTGTGTTTGGCCTAGCACAGGATCCGGCTGAGTATTTAAATCATTCTCCATTAGTTACTATTGAATAATCAATATCCTCCTCCCTGCAACAATTTCCTTTTCTGTTCCTCAAATTTGTAGGCCATCTTAACCCAGGCTAATGTACCGCTCTTAGGCAATTCTGGTTCTTTCTGGGCTACAGTAGAAGCCCCAATCTGGCGGGCTAGACCCATGCCGATATGAGCTAAGGCGTCAACAAAGTCATCATGACGAGACTGTGGAAACTTTAACAGCTCATTCTCAGCGTCACCCCACCATGATGCAAATCTTGGGAAATGCACCTTGCCCATAGCCATACGACCGCGGATTGCTTGCGCGCGTGTTTGCTTATCCTTGGCTGGTGTAACTTCCTCTACGACCGTGTAAACCCCACGTTCCTGCTGAATCTTGCGTAGGAAAGGACCGATAGATTTAGAGATATGACCTCGTTCTGCCCACCACAGGCTAGGCTTTAAACGTTCCATGATGTCTATCATGCCTTCGACTACGTCATCTGTTTCTGCCTTACGCCACCACACATCAGGTAATATCCATATATCGTCATTCTCGTCTACACCGACAGGCATTAGACATGTCTTGTCGGCCTGTTGCGACGTTGATACGGCATGGTCAGACGCCACGTATACCCTGAGATTAGTCGGCAATTCCTGTGGCAAATAACCTTTCAGCCATTCGCGTCTAAAGAAATCTCCATCGTCCGGGGTAGGCTTGCCCTGGTACAAAGCTGAAAAGCCTCGCGCGTTGAGTCGTTTAATTTCGTTTAAGAAATCTAAACCGTATCGCTCAGGCCATAAGGCTTCGCCTGGCTTACGTCCCATTGGATCGTCATGATCTGCAATAGCCGGTAGGCTTAGTAATCTCCATTGCTCGGCAATCTCGCTGTTGTAACAAGGATTCTTAGGATCGGTAAGCCGGCCAACAAGGTCGTCTTCGTGCCAGCGAGTCATAATAATTACAACCCTGGCACCGGCCATGAGTCGGGACATAGCCACCTGAGTAAACCATTCCCAAAGCTTGTCCCTCTCTCGCTTGGAGTCTGCATCTTCACGGTCTTTGATTGGGTCATCAATAACTAGCAAGTCAGCGCCACGACCAGTCAATGCACCGCCAACACCCACAAAGTTTGCTACGCCACCTTCTTCGGTTTGAATACGGTCTGATGATTGCGAGCCAACGCGTAACTTACAACCAGGGAATACCTGACGATAAGCCGGCTGACGCATAATCTCTCGGACGGAACGTCCGAAGTCCATAGCTAAGTCCGCGTTGTACGTTGCAAATATAACCTGACGATATGGGTCTTTGCCTAAGAACCATGCCGGGAAGCGACGCGAAGCTAACTCTGATTTGCCGTGACGTGGTGGCATTGATATAATCAAACGCTGGTACTTTCCTTTCTCTACTTCCTCAAGCGCTGCGCAAATTGTTTCGTGATGTCGTACCGGTTGATAGCGAGATTTGTCTACATTGTCCGGATCTTCTGGATCAGGCATAGTCATCTCAGTAAATTTAATCAGCGATTGTTTGGCCTGCTTAGTCCGCAACAAACGCTCGGCAGCCTGAAGCTGCTGTTCCATCTCAGCAATTTCGGCAAGCTTGCGCTTTTCTTCGTTGGGTTGTTTTTTACTCAATAAGACCTAGTTCCTTGATCTTTGCTTCTACTTCTAATTTAGTTCCAATAAATGAATCATGATTAGTGTAGATTGCAGATGGTGTAGTATAGTCTTTGTTGATTAGAATTTTTTTATCTTTATAAACCAACACAGAGTCACCTGTCTTGATTGTAATTACTTTAGATTTAATAGGTTCAGTTGTCATAAATTAAGTTACGATTCGTGCTGGAAATGCATATGTAACTCCATTGATTACTAATCTAATTTCTTTTGGATAGTCAGAATGTGCAATGTTACCAGATTGAGATAAACCAGAATTACCTGCTGATGGTGAATTGATTGCAACACCATTACCAAATGTAATTCCTGTTGTTGCTTTAACATGTATATGTTGATCGTCAGACGCAATGTGCAATTCTTGATTGGTTAAACTAGTATAATAATCTATATTAGAATTTAATCTTAATTCATTTTGATTTAATGAGGAATTATTATCTACATCAGAATAAAATGCTAAATGATACGCATCTATCGTTGCATTATTATCGCCCTCAGTAATAGTGCCGGCAGACAAACTACCAGCACCACCAGAAGCAGTAGTCATTGTTGTTCCGTCAGCAAAAGTTAATCCATTGATTCCAAACGACCAAGTTTTATCAGTAGCACCATTGTACCCTGTTACTTGACTTCCATTTAAGGCACAAGTATCGGCTTCATTGTTGGCAGAAAATCCATTTGAACCAACACTCCAAGGGCTATCACCATCACTATCTCCACCAGCACCAGAAATATTGATTCCCCAAGTACGATAACTATTAAATCCTCCAACACCATTAGAATTTAATCCAAAGGTATTATCTCCATCATCACCACCAACTCCACTATTATTAAGACCCCAACTTTGGTCGCTACTTGGAACGCCACCAACACCATCTGTATGTAAATTAAAATTATGGTCATTAAAATCATCATTTGCATTACATGAAATTCCACCATCAAGACTAATGGTTGTTGTTATTGTATGTGCTGGTGGTAAATCTTCTCCAGTTTCTACATATTTTGATAATACAATGTCACTCTCAACATTGATTGGCACATTAAAACCACCGCTATTAAGCGCCTTTAAATAACCGGCTTGCCAGTTAAGCTCGTAGTCTACCGCGCATACAAGTGAAATGCCGTTGTATCCACCACGTCCTGAGTCGAATGATCCTTTAGCAATGTTTTGCGTACCGACATTATCAAAGCGAATTGCACCGGACATTGTGCCTCCGGTTAGTGGCAATGCTGCCGTTACTTGAGTACTACCATTACTAAATAAAATTCCTTCACCTAAAGTATTATTAAGATAACCCATAGCCATATTACCTACTGTTAAGCTAGTATCAGATCCTATTAGTGTCATTCCATTGCCATTATAATTAAAACTATTACCTAAAGAATTACCTACTACAATCCCAGTATCTGCTCCAAATTCAAAACTGAAATTTCCTGTTTCAGCATTAGACATACTTAATCCTCCTTTAATACTTGCACCATCAGCCCTGTAAGATGAAGTTCCATCTTTAAAATTTAATTGATAGCCATCTAATGTAGTGACTGCCGAACCGCCATCAAAATAAATTTGTCCGCTGTCTCCGTTTTGAGGATTGATGCCAATATAATTAGATCCATAATTTAATACTCCTCCAGCCAAAGGTAAATAATTTCCTAATACTGCAGGGTTATAAGCCGAAGCTTGAGTTGATCCGTCATTGAAAGTTATGCCTGTTGATGTAACGCTAGTACCGGTTATATTAACTCCGTCCCAGGCGCGAAGACCTGTAGCTTGTACGGTTGTTAAATGTCCATTGGTATTTTCTACACCTAATCCCCACGCAGCTAATTCAGAATCATTTAATCCGTCTGTAGCAAAATCAATCGGCCCTGTCATTAAACCACCACCCAAAGGAAGATAGCCGGATAGACTAGATTGTAGCGAAGCTAAATCACTTATTGTTGCATAGTCTTGTGATTTAACAAACGCAGTCGTAGCAATCTTAGTACTGCTGTCACTTGTTGATGGAGTAGGCGCTGTTGGACTGCCGGTTAATGCCGGTGAATTTATGGCTGCGTAAGTTAATGACAGCTGTGTGGATAAGCCTGTGAATATGTCATTAAAGTCTAGCGATGTACTATCCAACTTACCATCATCGCGCTGAATCTCTGACAAACGATCAATCGTTGCATTGACCGATACACGAACATTGTTCAGCTCTTGATCAATCTTATTGCCGGGCTGTTGAAGGTTTGGCGTATAGGTACTGAAGTCAGTAAAAGAATATGACCGGTTATATGGTGGTGGTACTTCGCTCATGTTTTGTTATGTTGATAGTAAAATCGTTTTGTTGCAAGCGATGTAATCATTACGTGTTGTAGGTAAAAGTTTTTTAGCTGCAAAAATTTTATCGAGAAGGGTGGAATATAAATACACGCGCGCGCGCGGGGGCGTGGGCGGGGGCGTGCGTGCGTGCCGGCGTGCAGGTGCGTGCGTGCGTCTAACCAAGTTTAACGCAGGCTTACTGCCCTTGCTAGGCAGTAAAACCAGCGGTAATTCGGGGCATTGCTGCGACGTCGAGTGCAACGTTGGGTGCTAAGCGGACGCAGCACCGCTCGACGTCGTTAAATCTGCGACCCGTAATTTAAGCGGCTTCCGGCTGCGTTCAAATCGATCGAAATTACTGCAGCCTCACGTGCGTGCGTAAGCCTTGGACGTTTGGCTGGAAAAGGCTTACTAAAAACGCCTGTGAAAATTTGCTTGCTCCTACATGGCGTCGTACTATGGTCATGGACGTCGCCATGAGCGGCACCAATCCTAACCAACAATACCAACATGAAAACAACACTACCACTAGTCGGACAGAAAGTAACTTGGACGACTTCCAACAAATTACCTTTAGGCTTCACCTCTAAAGGTTACAGCCAAACCAACCCCACCAAGGGCGAAGGCGTAATCGTTAAAATTGATAACCACGAAGTAATCTTCCTAGGCTGCAATCCATGCCCTAAAGAGTGGGGCGAATACCCAAGAAAACTTCACTACTTCATGAACCAAGTAGACATCCAAGTCATTAACTAATCGATCGAAATTTCCCTCCCAACACACCATGAACAATACATCCCTACAGAATGCGATTAAGTTAATCTTAGCCGCCAACCCCGCCTCAGTCGCTGCCGAAATTAAACGCAGCGGCGACGGAATCGACACTCACCTGTCGAACCTATCACATGCCGCCTCGGTGGTGCATGCTCTAGGAAACCTAATCATGTCCGAGCAGCGTGCTGACTCCGACTCCAACCTCAAGGCTATGGAGTACGGCGAAGCCCTCCATAACCTCATGAAGGCCAAGGAGGCGTCAGTCTACGTCGACGCCATCGAACAGGCTCACGAAGCCTCCAACGACGTCGCATTCACCGAAGTCAGCGAGCCTCACGACTTCAAGTCGTTTGCCAAGGCTGTCAAACAGCACGTCGAATAATTCTGGGTCCTAAATTTCCCTAACAACACCAACATGAAAACATACCAACATTCAATCACCTGTTACCTGTGCATCGACCGAACGTTCGAAAGCCCTCAAATGACTGAGGCTGACCGAGCAGCAATCGACGCCGCCTTAAACGACGATTCAATACAGTTGAATTTAGAATTAGGCTTTGGAGGAAACGAAGTCGTAAGCGACGACGACGTTTTAACATTCGGCGACGTCGAGTGGGATACTCCAGAATTAATGCCGGTTGGCGGGCGTCAGGAAGTCGTCGTAACGTTTCACCTGACCATTGAGTCAAACGTCGAAGACGAGGCCCGCCGTGAGGCTTTGGTGAGTGACGCCTTCCACTTCGGGGTAGACGAATACGAGACAGCCGAATACGCCTAAAGGTCGAAACGCCGCAAGGCGTCGTGCTGTATTGCAGCACCTGATGATGACCAATCGATCGAAATTTAAAACCACTTTCCCATCCAACATAACATGAAAACTCCCCCCACCATCCGAACCTACTGCAACGCCTTCTCAGGCTTTCCCTTGGTCATCTTCCGCAACCTGTGGACGCATGACGCCGAGGGCAAGAATGAGCGGCTGCTGCGGAACGTACGTATCACCATCGAGTCGGCCGACTTTAGACCTTCCACCGTCAAGGAGGAAGGCTTCTGCGGCGACTGGACTGTCCACCTGTCCGACGACTCCCGCTTCTTCACCTTAAGCAAGGACGAGAAGGACTTCGCTGCCGACGCCGTCAGTAACCTCCTCGAAGACATGGCGGCCCGCTTCGCCAACCACGAGCATGTTCCGGTTAACGCCGACGAGGAACGCACGTGGCACCCCGACGGAAACGCCAACCTGTAATTCTGGGTCCTAAATTTCCCTAACATGAAAACTAATAAACACACCACCGCCTTAGCCGCCGCTTTGACAGCACGCTATGGTTCCACGCCAAGCTTGCTCGACCGGAAGGCCGCACAGGCTTACGCAGCAGCCTTCATGGCTTCAAACCCAGACGAAGCCGTTAAGAAGAAATTCTCGTTCGGTGTTCGCTGCCACTTTGCCACAGTCGAATCGATTGTAGCATGGTTAAAACCAATGACGCCTGACCAACGTTCAGCGGTTCTAGAATCCGATGACGTCATGGGCTGGTTTTACTCCGACGATTCAGACGACGACACAGCCGACGTCGACGGCGAATTCATGTCGACCGCAGGCTCGTACGAATTTGACGACATCGAGGCCATTGAATCCGACATCGAACATATGTCACGTGGAGGCTTGGTCATGATTGACCTGTCACTTTAATCGATCGAAATTTCTTCCAACATGTACACCAACCCAGCACTCCAAACCGCCGGATTTATTGCCAGCAGCCTGACAGCACTCGCCGTGCTGTCTTGGCTGTGGTTTAATTCCAACAAGTAATTTCTCCTACCATGAAACTAACCCAAGCCCAAACCATTGCCCTGCTCCGCAAGGCACTTATCACCCTGACCGACGCCGCTACGGAAGCACATAGCCTGCTGGCTACGTTCGACGAGTGCGTCGCCGACCCACGCTACAACTACTTGTGCCAAGCAATAGGCGAAGGCGAAGACGCCTTATCCGGTACGCCGCCGCCACCAGCGAAGGTGAGAAAGCTTAAGGCGAATCAGGATTTAGAATTAATTCTCGCCGACTGCGACGCCATCGTCGAGGACGCCAGCGACATCGCCAGCGACGAACCAACCTACCCACAGTCCCACCAGTCAATGGCAGCCGACTGCATGGAACGTGCAAAGGCTATTGCTGCTGCAGCCAAACGCCTCGCCTAATCTATCAAAATTTCCCAAACCCAACCCACCATGAAACAAACAACACTGACACCCGCCGAGGCCGCTGAATGCCTCGACCTCCTCGACCAATTGGCTGCCTATGCCCTCGACGGATGGATTGAATCCGGCAGCCTGTCCGAAGCCGAAGCCAAGGCATGGTCTGAACGCCTCGACGCAGCACGCCTAAAACTAGGCGGGGCTGGATCGTTCAAAGACACACGCCACCTCCGTGGATAAACACTTCACACCCAACATACCATGAAACAAACACTGACAGTCTACCAAGTCGCCACCGCACTACGCCGTGACGAGTACGCACGATGGTCTGCCGCCGCCGCACTGGCGCTGGCTGACTACTACACCAGCCTCGACGAGGATTGCGGCACCGACACCGAATTGGATGTCGTCGCCATCCGCTGCACGTGGGCCGAGTACGACAGCCTAAAGGCTTGGGCAAAGGAGTACGGATTGACTGTATGTAAGACTCCTAAATCGATCGAGAAATACCTCGACGAACGTCACACGTGGTTGAAGCTCGACAGCGGCCACGTGCTGGTTATGAATTCTTAACCCAACCCAACCCAACAACATGACACAAGACATCCAGAAAACATCCGACGCCCTCGAAGCCGCTTTGACTGCGGCCCATGAGGCGTACTACGACAAACCTAAAGGCACCGAGTTATTCGACGCCGTCGCCGACGCCTACCATGCGTCCGGTGCCGAGTCGAGAATGACCGGAACCTTCGTCGACTTCGCATTCGCCATCCTTCGTGCCACGCTCGAAGCAGGCGTTGACGACCAGTCGGAGCAGAGCGAATTCTACGAAGGCGAATCTCGATTCGACCACAGCGACCACCAGTCCGAGGATTGCATTGAATGGTCAAAGAACCACGCCAAGGCTGCGGCGGTGCATGATGACACGCTAACCGCACTGGCCAAGCTTCAGGCCCAGTTCAATTCACGTCTAAACAAGTGCGACCTTTAATCCCATGAACTACGACCTATTCGCCGACGCCATCCTGTTTCCTGTTTGCGTATTCATTCTTGTTTACGGAGCGATTCGCACATTCAACAAGTAATCTTCCCCCCCATGGAAAATAACAACCAACCAAAGAGCGAAGCCACTCCGGCGACGCATAATACCATCATCGATCAAAACTATAACATGATGGACCAAGTAACGTACCATCAATTGGACGAAGCACGGATTGCCCAGTCCGGTAAACCGGACGACGCACCGATTGTTTTATCCGGACGCATGCGAGTCATCGACCTGACGAAAAAACACGGCGACGACATGGACTTCCCATCACCGTCAGAGCGACTCATGGATCCATTGGTTCCGGTCGAGGTGAAGACGTGGGTGGTGCTGGCACCATCGGCGTACCGTCCCTCCGTCATGTGCATAGTGGGCGAGGGCAAGACCGAGAATGAAGCGTGGTGCGACGCTGTCGGCGAGGAGTGGAACAAGTGCGTGACGTACGCCCTCATCAAGAAGTTCTACGCCAAGTACGAGGGCAAGCGAGGCTATGTTGTCCGGCAAGTAAGTCGTGCCGAATACGACGAGATTCAGTCGGCTGAAAATAACTAACAGTAAAATAATATTTACAAGTTACTGAAAATATAACACACCTGAATTCTCCCCCATGAAAATCACCGAACATATAAAAGAATTGAAGACTACCTTCGGTTCATCACCCAAACTAATATCTTACGCCGCGGCCCTAAAGCTTGAGACGTCTGGTATTTCGGACAAGCAATTGTTCGACGAACGCTACCCTGATGACAACGTATTCGTTACGCCGTCTGACTTGTGCGAATGGTTCGATGGCCTTACCATCGATCAACGCAAGGAAGTCGTGCATTACCGTTTGTTCAACGGATGGGTATACGACAAGCGTACCGGCGCCGAACGAATGGTGCATGACTTCTGGCCGTCTGACTTGTCCGACATGGACGAGGTGTGCTGGAAAGTCTTCGACGTCAGCCGTTTCGATGTGTTGGTGCTGACATAGCAAAACAGGTACAAACCTGACAAAACCACCCCGAACTGAACATTCGGGGTTTTTTTTACCTCCACAATTAGGCTAGGAGCCGCTTTGATTGAACCGCCCTAGCCCTGATACTCCCGAATTCTGCAGCCAGTCAGGCGGCGTCATGTCGATCGATTCAAGGGGCATCCGGCAATCCTCCAACACCAGCACATCGACGCCACCGGATTCGCTCCACGTCTTGCGGACTGAGAGTGATGAGACGGACGAGTCGTCGCCTATAGCACCGGAGCGAGTCATGCAATCCAGCACCAGCTTGGTTAGGTTGTCGGCGTCAGGCTTGAAGGTGTGAGGCTTGCCATGCCTAGACTTGTCCTTGGTCGGGAATCTAAACTCCATCACCACCGACAGTGCCGAACCTAAGTCGCCGGCGAAAGGCTTAGCCTGTCCGGCTACTGACTCGACGGATTGGATCCATCGTTTGGCGTTTTGATCGGCGGCGCTAATCACCCTGCCCTTCACGAAACGAGGTCGAGGTTGCGGCCTTGGTATACCATCAACAGAAAAGGTTAGAGCGGTTGGCACTGACACATCCTAACCGCTGTCTCTTGCAGCTGCAAGTGTTTCGAGTAAGCCATCACCCATACATGTTTAGGCTACAGGCATGACCATGCGTTAGCAATGGGCTTTGCCCTGAGGAAGCCATTATATGTATATACGTCCTCGCATCCTCGTCGCTTATTTTATTACGTAAGTGTATGACTATTAATCACTTGATTGAGGATACTAAAATCAGAAAAAAAACGACCCATGCTTCCTCGTCGTTCCTGAGTCGAGTTAAGTTACTTATAATTAATTACTTACAACACTGACTCACCTATCCTCGACGCTTGAGGAAGGCGAGGAAAGTACCACCCAATCCTCGCATCCTCGAACGCTAGATGTCCTACACCGTGCAGGTAAAACCGACGTGCTTCGCACCTAGCTTTGGCAAGGTCCTTCCCCTTGTGACAGCGTGACAGTTGTGACAAACAGAAAGACCTAGGCCGCAAAGCCTAGGTCAGTTGTCATCCGGTCTGCCCTTCCCCCGAAGGCGTCCGGATAAAGTTACACCTCCGTTTCTCGGATAGCCTGCTCGATGGCACGATCAAGCCCCGGAATTAATTCGTAGTCTATCTCGTCACCGTCGGCGTCGCATACGGACTGGATGTCGAAGTCATCCACCTCCCAATGGTGGTCCTCGAACGTGTGAATCACGCCGCCTTGATGTCCGTCGAACGAGTCGTCGACCTTCTTCCGGCTATAGCAGAAGTTGACGTAGTAGGTCAGTCCCTTGTGTTCAATCTCGAATTCGTCGTGAATCATATGCCCCAACCTCCGGTGTCGATGATTTCTCCATCCTCGTTTTTAATCGGCACGTCTCGGTAGCCGTACTGATTGACCTCACGTTCGTGAGAGTCAGACTCTCGATCGAATTGTTCGTCGAGTGTTTCCTCGTAATCGTCTGGGTCGTACATGTTATTTCTTTTTAAGTTTCTTCTTCTTCTTCTTCAGCTTGGCATGTACCTCGACGAGGCTGGCTTCAATTGAATCGCACTTACGTTTCAGCGCGTCTCGTTCGCTGGCCAAACGGTCGATGGTCAGTGCGTCCATGTCGGTGGTATTTTCTAATACCTTTTGCAGCTCGTTGTTGCTGGTTGTTACGGCCATGCATGCCTTGTGCAGGTTGATTGCATGGATCCATGGGTTAAGCCACCAGAATTTAGGCAGCGTGTGTGTGTAGTATGTCATGTGTTTTGTGTGGGTAAATTCTTAATGTCGTGGGTTGGATTCTCTAGGACAGTAAATTGATCGCTACGGAAATGGCGAATTCCACCGTCACGCTCAAGAACAATTGCGAATGTATCGTTAGCGAAGCTGCCACCGTCTCGTACGTACAGTAACAGGCCGCCGCCGAGAGGGGTAGTAACAGGTATAGGATTCCTGAATTCATGTATCATTCTGTCTTCGTCTCCGGTTGTGATTCAATGGCCTTGCCCATTTCAACAATCTGCTCGGCGCGAATAATGTTTTGTAGTTGCATGTCGTTGTCGGCGAGACGATCAAACAATTCGTCTACCGTAATACGTTGTTTGACGTCGTAAAACGGAATAGACTTTAACATTTTAACCGCGTCGACCGCGATGTTTCGATACTCGACGGCAATGTCATTGCCGGTCTTTTGTTTGGTTTTGTTTTTACTCATGTTTGGAAGGTGGTTCGATGACGATAGCATCCTCGAATGCTTTGACGTCGCTGATGACTTGACGCATAGACTCAAGCTGTTTGCGTCCGCGTTCGACGACTTCTTGAAGCTCGGATACTGTCATCTCATGTTGGTCTTTCTTATTTCCTCGGCCGAGCTGTAGTGCTGCAGCAATAGCAGACAGACCATGACCGGAGGCTTCGAGCGTCCATCGTGCAGCTTGGAATCTAACCTGTGCCGGTGCGGCTGGATCCGTAAGTAATGACTGCATAACTTCCCACGCCTTGGTGGCGCCGCCGGTTTTAATTTCGGTGTCGCGTTTTAATTCAATCGCTTCGCGAATCTTATGATTAGCCATGATAGCACCGGTCGATTCATCCGCGTAGCCGGCGTCCTTGGCCGCGTGTGTTGCGTTGCCGCCGTTGGCTACATACGCATTGACGAATCGTTCCTGCTGCTCGGTCAGGCTGATGTCAGATTCATGGCGAATAATTATACCGCCCTTCCACTGCTCGGTGTCAGTTTTTTTTCGCATGTTGTTTCTTTAATTCTTTCCAGTTAAGTCCCATCTTCTTTGCGTGCCGGTATACATTGATGACCGGAACATTAAGTTGCAAGGCAATCTGCGAATAGCTGTATCCCTTGGCGGCGCCGGACCTGACGACGTCGTCCCATCCATCCTTGTTATAATGTTTAAAGGTCCGGTTAGAAGCTTTCTTAAACGTGATTTTAAATATCCTTGCCCATCGACGCACGGTGTCTTCGACAAAGCCTAGCTTCTTTGCGGCCTTGGCTATGCTTAGACCTTCGTTGGACATGCGTCGTAAGTCGCCGCGGTATTCGGCCATGCGTGCCGCG